TGAACACCGTCAGCGGTCCGCGCTCGGCGGTCCACGATCGCACTGTCTCTTCCAGTCGCGCCCAGCCCTGCCGATTGAGCCCCGGCACCTGCGGAGCCATGTTCGCCATCGAGAAGCTGTCACGCTCGACCGTCACGTCCCACGAGTTTTCCTCAGCCGGGTCTTGATGACCCTTATCGTAGCCGGTGCCTTCGTAGTCGGACGGCTTGGCCGATTCTTTCGGCAGTTGCGACTCGATGTGGAAGTCGTCACTGCGCGGCAGGCAACTATTCGCCAGATGCTTGGGCGTCAGTTGGTAGGCAACCCAGCGCGGCACCTTGGCGGCATTGTCCACCAGCGCGATCCACGCGGTGTGGCAGACCACAGCGCCATCGGTGACGGCCACAACCGGCACGCCGAGCGGCGGCTGTCCCGGGCACAGATCGGCGGCGTGTGCGCTGGTCGCGATCAGGACGGCGGCGGCGGCACGATGAAGCATCGCACATGATCCTTGGCCGGGTCGGGTGCGAAGCAGGCGTGGTAGTGACTGTCCGGCGAGTACGGCAGCGCACGACTGTCGGGCACAAACTCAGGCGGGCCGTACATGGTGCCGACGCGATAGCCGCCCGGCACCCTTTCAACAGCGGCTTCGTCAAGCTGGCTGCAATCGCGTGGCCCGCAGCACCACATGTGACTGAGCGGGTCGGTCAGTTGCTTGTCGCTGATCCACTGCTCGCCTTCGTGGCCATAGGCCCACGTCAACAGCAACAGCACCACGACCACATAGACAGCCATGGCGACCAGCAACACCCACAGCAGCGGCCCAAGCCTCATGCACTCAGCCGCTTCTTGCGCCCGCGCCTGCCGACCGGGTGCTGTTCATGCCAATTCCGCACCAGCGCAGCCCGGCGCTCGGGATCGAACCAGTGGCGTCCCACCAGCACCCGGCCAGACTTGCGCTTGATGTCGTCGCAATAGTCGCGCAGCCACGCACAAGCCTCGCGAAAGCGCACGACATCGCCCGCCATGAACGCATCGACCATCTGCGCGAGCATGACATCGCGCTGGTCGCGGTCATCCCGTGCTCGCATCTACCCTCACCCGTCATAGGTGCAGCATCTTCGTAAGAAGCCCTGTTAAGCGCGCCGCTTCAAGCTCGTTTTCGATCTGTAGCTTGGTCTGCCGGTGCGGCGGCACCCGGTGCTTGTCCGCCGCCGCTGACAGCGTGCGCCAGCCCTTTTCAGTCAAACACCACTTGCCTTCCTCGACCACGATGTAGCCGAGCCCATGAAGCTCGACGATCCGCGCCTGTAGGATCGCGTCTTGCGTGTCACGTCGCGGTGATGGTAAGGCGAACATGATGGCAATCCCCAAGTTCGGCTCCTACGACGGCTTCCCGGTGCGCTGGCTCGGCTGGGAAGCGTGGATTTACGACCGCAGCAACGTCTGGCGCGAAACCAACGCGGGCGATGTCGCGGCGCAAGGCAACCTGCTGTCCGAACGCGAATTTCATCAGATATTCGGACCACTGCCGCCGCTGCCGCCGAGCGCCTTCCATTCCGGCGTCGAGTAGTCGATCCGCCCGAGCGCGGCCTTCCATTCATCCGAATAGCTGTCGATCACCTTGTCGTAGATCGCGCGGCTCGCTTTGAACGCCGCCTGCCACCGGGCCTTATCTGGATGCGCACCGGCCTTGGCCGAGTCCTGCATGATCTTGAACTGCTTGTGGCCGCCGACCGCCTTGGCGTCCGCCATCCGCTGATCCATGAACTGCACTTCGGCAACCAGACCGTCCGGCAGCCGCAGATTGACCGCGCGATCGGCATAGTGCACGTCGGTCGGCTTCCACGGCTCGGACGCGACTTCGAAATACTGGCTCAGTTCTTTGATCGCTTCGTCGGCCTGCTGCGGACGCTGCACAATCAGCGTCATGCGCGCCACGTCGGTCACACGCGAAATCTGGCCGTGATATTTCTCGGCGGCTTTTTCCAGAACGCGATCGATGCCCTTGCGCGTCTGCACCTTGTGGCCGCCCTGCTTCACTACCGCGCCGACATCGTTGGCGACCACATCGCCGACCTTGACCAGCAGCCGCTGGTCTTCCGGCGCAGCCGCCATAACGCGCGTCAGCGTCGTGATCGGCGAGACATCGGCCCAGTCCTGCACGACCTGCTGGCGCAGCTTGATGTCGGGCGTCGGCGTCTTGTCGCCGGGCTCGTAGCCTTCGACCGCATCATCGGAATCGATCGCGTCGTCAACCGCCTCTTCGGCTTCGTCACGATCGGTGTCGCGATCCTCGGAGTCGGTGATCAGGTCGAGCGTGCATTCGCAGTTCGGATGCAGCGGCGGTGCGTCACCGGCATCACCGCCGAAATCTTCGTCGAGATCGATCTGGCCTTCGGCGGCGGCGTCTTCACATAACGGGCACGGGTTGTCGCCGAGCGTCCAGACTTTCTTGACATCGAGCCCGGCGGCCTGCGCCTGCCGTCCGGCTTCCAATATGCCTTGGTTCTGCGCCATCGACACTTCGGTGCGCGCGATCATCTCGGCGCGATAGTCCGAGAACGCGCCAGTGTCGGCGATGTGATCGGCCAGCTTGTCCACGTCCATGTGGGTGCCGACCGCGACCCTGATCTCGTTGCGCAGCACGTCGCGCATCGTGTCGGTGATCGCCCAGTCGGCGCTCGGATGATCGACCAGATTGCCGTCGGCGTCGTAGCGGCGGCCGACCATCTCAGCGCCGCGCGCCGCCGCGTAATCGATCGCTTCCGACTGCGAGCGGATCGAGATTGCGCCGGGCTTGTACGGATCAAGCTCGCGGATCGTGGTCGCCCGCGCCCCGGCATAGGCATCCGCCAGCGCGCCCGCGACATCACGCATCGATGATTGCGACGGCTCGTCGATCGAATCGTCGATCACGTCATCGATCCACGGCCACAGCGGCGTCTGCGCCTTGGCGACCTTCGGATAGAACCGATCGCAGTGGCCGTAACACCAGATCGTGCCCTTGACCAGCTTGCAGGCGTGCGGCGGTACGAACATCACGCAGGCGTGGCACTGCTCCGGTCCGATCCAGTTGTTGTCGTAATGCACATCGTCCGGCCATAGCTGCTCGATCTTGGCGATGTCGCGCTTGGCCCATTCGTTGTGTAGATTGTGCAGCAGCCGCCGCTGCCAGTGCGCAAGCTGCCGCCGCAGCGTATTGTAGAGCCGCGTGGCCGCCGCATCATCGAAAGGGAGCCCGCGCGAGCCGCCTGCCCCGCGCTTTGTGAACCGCAAGGTCTAACGGCGACTCGTCAACTTGCTCGAAGGGCACCGACGAGCCGCCGATCGACAACTCCGGTAGCAGGCCGCGCTTGTGCGCTTCCCACAGCGCCGGGTCTTCGATGCGCCAACCGGCGATCCAACCGATCTGGTCATCCTTCTGTGTCAAGCCAAACGCATTCATGTATTCGGGCGTCGTCAGAAACGACATCACCAGCCGCCCGGTGCCTTGCGCTTCGTGCATCACGCCGTGATCGCGCGAGTGCAGCATGTAGTTGAGCACAGCATTTTCCAGTTCGGCGATCGGGATGATGTCGCCCTGCTTGTCGATGATGTACTGGCCGTTCTTTGCCACCACCGACGCCCAGCCGAAAATCATCTGCCGCTCGGGCTCGGCCTTCTTGATCTCGATCGGAATCGACCACGCGCGCTTCTCGGTGCCGATGTCTTCGTCACCGATCGCGCCGAGCCCGTTGCCGGGTTGCTTGCGGCGCTGCGCGGCTTGCTCGATCGCAAGCTGGCGCTGCTTGCGACGCCGCGCATTGCCGAGCGCAGTGCCGACGTGCACGCTGTCCGGCCCGGGCTGCTGCTTGATCGCTTCACAGAACAGCTTGGCCGTGCCGCCGCGATGCTGCCGCCACACGCCGTAGGCCTGACCCAGCGCCTGATCCTGAGTCTTGCCTTCCGCCATGATCTCTTTGACAGCGCGGCCGATGAAATCGGACTGCGATTCGCCCTTATGCGGCGTCGGCATGATTTAATCCTTCCCTGTGACGTTCGTCACAGTCCGCTGCGCCGATCGATGTCAGCGTGGACACTTCACCAAAGGCACGGGAGCCAACGATGTCGAAACTGCTAGTTGTTGCTGTCGGAATCTCGCTCGGACTTGCGATCGGCACCACGGTCGCGATCCAACAAAACCTGCCGCGCGAAGCGCAGGCCGCGCCGGTCACGCTGTCGCCGCTGCAAATGCACCTGCGCTATCTCGACGCCGGTAGCCTGCCCGTCGAGGAAGCGCCGCTGCCGTAACTTATCCACACCTTATTCACGCACACTGCTTGTGTGGATCGCACGCATGTGATCCGATGCGAGCGCTCGGTGAGCGAGCACGAACGACCTGCACGGTTCGAAACGAGTAGGGCTGATCAGGCGAACTCACCGGGCACCGTATCTGAACCCAAACATGACTTGGACCGGGGCCGTGCCCGGTCTTTTTTATTTAGATCGTCCCAGCCATTATGGCATCGATCGTGCTCTGCCATTGCGCCAGTGTGAGGCCGGTCGCGGTCAAAAACTCTGGCGTCGGCTGACGCATCGCTTCAACAACGTCAGCGGCTAGGTCGGCGATCGCGGCTTCATTGAATTGCGTGCCGACGATGTGCTCATTGAGTTGCGTCGTCACTGCTTGAATCACAAGGTCAAGCATCAATACTTCTCCGGTGTATCGTTGATCGAGAAGCCTTCGTGCTCCGGGGCCATCAGGCGCGTCGGCACTTTGCCGCCATTGGTCATGAACTGCGCCCCGACCGCCTTGGCTTCCTGATCGAGCGCTTCAAGCTCCTTCGGATCGGCGCGCCGGATCACGGGCGGCCGGTACAGATCGATCGCTGGGGCAGGGATAGCGGCCATGCCACGCAACCGCCGCAACCTGTTGTGGGCAGCGCGGAAGGCCGGGCTCAGCTTGGCCCAGTTGGCTTCCTCGTAGGTCGCGCCGTGCTGCTCGGCTTCGGCCTTGGCGCGCTCGACCATGGCCGGTGTTTCACGACTCACAGCTTCGATTAACGTCGGCTCGTCAACGGCTTGCGGCTGCGCGGCAAACTCTTCCGCGATCCCGAGCAGCGCCTTTAGCTGCTCAAGCCGCCGCCGCTCCTTGCGCCGCTTACTTGCCATTGCGGCCTCGCAGAATCTCTTTGGCCACCGCGCCCCACAGCACCTTTTCCAGTCCGCCCGGCGGTAGCTTGCCCTGCTGCATCTGCATCGACACTTCGTTGCCCTCGGCCTCGGGGAAGCCAGCCGCGTCGCGCACGTAGTTCTCAAGCTCTTCGTTCGGGAACAGCGGCATGCCCGCCTTGGCGATGTTGGCAATGAACGCGCCGAGCGAATCGAGATCGAGCCGCTGCGGCATGTCGGGCACGAACTTCGGCAGCGTGCCGATGTCCATGCCGTTCATCTTCCACAATCGCGGTAGCGCGAAGCGGTTGAGCACACCGGCCGCCGCCATCAGCCAGCCCTCGATCGCGGCGTAGAACATATCGACGCGAGTCAGCGCCAGATTGTTGGTGCCGCGCACTTCGTGGCCGAGCTTGATGAAATCGGCCAGCAGCGTCATCAGCATCTGCACGCTGTGACGCTCGATGGTCTTGTCGGGATCGACGGTCTGCCTGCCGTGCTGCGGCGTCACCAACTGAAACTCGTACATGCGAATGTTGAGCGGCCTGCCATCTTCGTCGCGATACGGATCGCTCGGCAGGATCAGGCCCATCTGCTCGTCAACGCGCACGCGCGAGATCGCGTTCTTATACATTTGGAACGTGCGCTGCGCGGCCAGCACATCGGGATCGTTGGTGTTTGTTGATGCCGCCTTCTCGATCAGATCGGTCGGCAGATACAGCACCGGGAAGCCGCCCATGCGCTCAAACAAGATCGCTTCAAGCTCTTCCAGCCGCTTGACGAAATAATAATCGCGATAGGCGTTGCGCAGGATCGAGCGGCCTTCAGGATTGTTCTTGTGACTGGTCGGCCGGAACAGCAGCAGTTTTTCCATTGGAATGTCGATCAACGTACCAACGTAAGGCTGCTGCGTCACGCCAGTGATCTGGCCGTTGTCGTCGAGAAACCATTTCAGAATCGTTTCCTGCCCGCGTATCGGCAACCGCCGCCAGCCGATCAGCCCGTCGTCGAACCTGCTGCGCGGCAGGTCTTCATCGTCTTCGTAAGCCGCTTCGGCCTCTTCCTGCGTGTAGCCGCCGCGCGTGCCGCCGTTGCGCCTGCCCGCCTTGTACTTGCCGGGATCGGGACCGAGCCGCCGCTTATAGACGATCTCGTGCAGCGAATAGCCGTAAGGCAGCATCGACAGAAGCTCGACGACGAAATCGTCCCATGTGTGGCTCATGTCGTCGCGTAATGAGTCAACGAACTCGGCGGCCTGCTGATCTTCACTCTCTTCGTTCGGATCGACGCGCCACGTCACCTTGCGCATCGCCTGCTGGATCGTGAACAGCATCGCGCCGATGATCGCGCTGTTGTCCGTCATCTCGCGATAGGTCCGCGCGCCTTCGCGGCCGGTCAACTCGCGCAAAAACTCTTCTTTGATCCAGCCCGCGAACTGGCGCAGGCCATAAGAGCCATAGTCGGCGAAGTTCAAACCGTAGGCTAGCTCGGGTGCTTTCCAGCCGAGCGATGCGTCGGAAAATCCGACCGCCTTCCTGATCGGTGTTGCTTGATCAGCCATTGCGGGCAAAATTCTTCAAGATGATGTTGCACACCGAGCACACGTCACCGGCCCAGCCGAGCGTCTGTTGATAGACCGCGTTCGGTCGGCCGTTCTCACGGCGATGCGAACAGCGCTTGTATTGATACTGGTACGGCGATTTGTTGTAGCGACGATAGGGCGACTTGCCGCGCTCGGGTTGAACGGTGCGCATGGCCGCGACTCATTTTTGATTTGCGATGTCTTTGATGTCTTGCGGCCGTTCCAGCACGCACAGGATGGTGCCGCCTTCCAGCCTGATCGCGGACTCAGCGTGCGGATGACAGGTCTTGTGCGCGCTTCTGATCGTCTGAATGTGCTGTGTCTCGATCCAGATAGGCTCGTGGTTCGGCAACGTCAGCACGATCACTGAGAACAGCGCCAGCACACTGGCTGCGTTGGCGCTGCGCATGTTTGCCTCAACTGAGCCCGGCCTTGTCGAGATCGAGCAAGACCTGCTTCACCTGTGGCTGGGTGTGATAGACCGAGCGATAGTCGCCGCTGTCGCCTTGCGGCCGACACATCAGGTCGCCGCCAGTCGCGCCGAGTTTAGCCATCTCGACCAGCGCCAGCCGGTCGAGAAAACTAGCGTGATACTCGTGCGAATCGCCGAGCGCGGAACTGAAAAAACTCTCGGCCATTTCACCACCAGCCGCGATGCCAGCCGAAACCCGGCGCGCCGACGCCGAAGCCGGGCCGGAAGCCGAAGCCTGAGCCCCAGCCGCCAAAGCCGGGACCGCCCCAGCCAAAGCCGGGCTGGAAGCCAGCGCCAGAACCCCAGCCGCCATAACCCGGGCCGGGTGCGCCGTAATCAGGACAGCCGCAGCCGCCCCAACCGGGCGCGCTCGCAGCAACACCAAACGCCGCACCAGCGCGGAAGGCGCGGCGGATCGGGAAGTGCCGGTGCCACACCGCGACGTGGCGATGCACGACAACACCGTAGCGACCGACCACAGCATGGCGATGCACGACTACGGCCGCGTTGGCGTCCCATGACACCAACAGCGCCAGCATCGCGATAACAAGTCCCAGCATTGCATTGCGCATTTCCAGTTACTCTCCGCTTTCCAGAAGTGTGCGCGCTTCGTCCACGGTTTCGCGAATCTGCTGCGCCAGCGCGCTGATGATCAGCACAGCATTACCGTGTTCGTTCTTGTGTGGCGGGCGGATCAAATAAACATACTCCCGGTTGACGGCGATCTCGCTGCCGTCAGTCCGGTGCAACGTCACGAATTTCGGTTTTGTACTCAGTGCCAAGCCCGGCCAAGCCCGCCGAGCAGTTCGCTAGCAATCCAGAAGGCGACAGCCGCCCAGCCGAGATGCCACGGCGGACGGCCGACGCCATACGCAGCCAAGCACGCGAGCACGAACGCGAAGACCAGAAGGATCAGTCCGATGTTCTGCATAACAGTTCTCTTCCGTACTGGCCCAAGACGGCGTGTGCGATCGCGCCAATGCGACTGCAACATTTACCGCGCCTTTGATCAGGCCGTCGCTGGTGCCGGGGGATTCTCTTGCGGGCCGGTCGCGGGCGGGCCTACGCCAGCGCCGCCTGCTGCTGGCGTGTTCGCCGCCACTGCGTTGGCCAGCGCATTGGCGTTCTGGTTGATCTGATCGATCAGCCCCTGTATCGCCGCCGGGTCTTCCGATGCCAGCGCATCCTTCAACTGCTGACTCAACTGCTGCAACAGCGTGGTGACGCCGTTAATCACCGTCTGCTCAGCCGCTACCGCATTCTGCACGTCCTGCAATGTCGCCATGGATTTCAACTCCCTGAGTGCCAGATCGAGCTTGGCTTCGATGCGCGCCAAGTGATCACTCAGTACCTTAACCGATGGCGGAAAACGCGACACTGCACCCATGTGGATAACTCAGGTGACGCCGGGATAATGCTGCTGCATCCCGTTGCGGATTTGGTTGAGTATGTTCTGGCACAGCGCTTGGCTGATCGGCGACAGTTCAAACGACAGCGCCGAGCCGTCAGTGTCGGTGATCGACAGCCACAGCCGCGACGG